ATAGTATGCGTTGGCTAACATATACGACATTGAGTCATTTGTTGACCCGCCAAAAACAGCGGCATCACCAACCTGTAATACGTTGCCCGCATATCCAGTAACCCAAGACTCAGGAGTAGTTCCAATCCCAACGTTACCACTGGAGTCGATTCGCATGCGTTCTGTAAAAGTGCCGCTACTGTTGTAACTGGTTACATCACCTATCGTAAATGCTTGGTCTGATCCAGTTATATAGAACCCGTTGTTAGTAGTGTTGGTCAGTACAAGGCCACTAGCGGCTGTTGCGCCTGCATTTCTTTGGATGACAGCATTAGGAAATCCTCCATAAACATGTAAAGGCAATTGAGGACTACTCGTCCCAATTCCCAATCTTTCCGCACTCGCATCCCAGAAGAACTTTGCAGTTGTGCCAGTGTCCTCGTAGAAGGCAATGTCGCCGTTGTTATGCAACTTCATGCGTTCTGTAAGAGTACCAGTGCCAGTTTGATCTGTGTAAAATTCAAAAGAAGCACCTACTGATCCTGCTCCATTTACAACATTTCTTATCTCGCTATCACCGCCTGCAAAAGATGTATTATTCCATCTAATTGCAGAGTATTTTTCACCAGACGATCCGTAAGCGGTGTTAATCTGAATGGCTGACGTGTCTACTGCCCCATCAACTGTCAACCCATCAGCCGTGACTGTGCCTGTTACGTCAACGTCAGCAGACAGGTTAATCCCACCTGTGCCACTAGGATCAAGTGTAATATCACCGTTGGTGTCCGTAGAAGAAATGGTGTTGCCATCAATGTTGATGTTATCAATTTGAATCTCAGTAGGATTAGTACCCACCTCAATCACAGTACCGCCAGAATCTTCTGTGTACAGTCGCTTGTTGGTTAAATCAAAAGCGGGTTCAGCCGTAACAAGATCAGTTGCTAATGGTTCTCCGCTACCGTTCTTTAATTTAATTGTGCTTGCCATAGTTAGTATGTCCCGCCGTCAATCGTTCCAGTAAGTTGTGTTGTTGCAATCGACAATGCCGCTTGGTGTTGCGTCACTGAAGACTGTGTGATGTTTGCGTCAGGTACGTTTGCCCACGTTACTGCCGCTGTTAAGTCGTTTGTTTCTGTAAAGCTCGTTAAGTATCCTACAGTGCTGTGGTCACCCCATCCATACGCTGTATCCCACTGGCCTACTTTAGCATCTGTAATGGTGTTAGTACCCATATCAATGGTGTTGCCATTGGCATCCAGAGTACCACCCAGTTGGGGTGTTAAATCACCTACCAGATCAGGGTTAATTGTGTTCCAGTTTGTACCGTCATAAATGCGAGTGGTGTTGTCAGTGGTATTAAAATACCAATCACCTGCAGTAACTGCATTGCCATTTAAGTCGAGTGTAGGGTTAGCTGTAGCAGTGCCTAAGAAAAACCCGTCAATGGCTTCCTGTGCGGCTACAGCAGTATCTCTGGCAGACTCTGCCGCAGTCTGTGCAGTCTCTGCCGCTGTTTGAGCATTGCTTGCAGAGGTGGCACTGGTTGCCGCATTAGTTGCCGATGTAGCGGCATTAGTCTCTGAAGTAGCGGCGTTAGTAGCAGAAGTAGCCGCATTGGTTTCTGATGTAGCCGCATTAGTCTCTGATGTTGATGCCGCTGATGCACTTGATGCCGCATTGGTGGCTGAAGTGCTTGCAGACGTAGCACTACTAGCCGCATTAGTTTCACTTGTGCTTGCGTTAGATGCCGATGTGCTTGCACTGCTTGCGCTACTTGCGGCGTTAGTTTCACTTGTAGCCGCATTAGTTGCAGAGGTTGAAGCGTTACTTGCACTGGTAGCGGCATTAGTTTCACTGGTTGCCGCATTGGTTGCACTGGTAGACGCTTCAGATGCTTTTGTTGTTGCAGTGGTTGCTGAAGTAGACGCTGAGGTTGCACTGGAGGACGCTGATGTGGCTGAACTAGCCGCATTGGTCTCTGCAGTCTCTGCGGCTGTCTGCGCTGTTTCTGCGGCAGTCTGTGCAGTCTCAGAAGCTGTCTGTGCAGTCTGTGCCGCAGTAGCCGCTGTTGATGCTGTTGTAGCACTTGCAGACGCATTAGTCTCTGAAGTACTTGCATTAGATTCTGAAGTGGCCGCATTAGTTGCAGAGGTTGATGCACTCGATGCACTATTAGCGGCATTATTCGCTGACGTAGTTGCTTGGTTTGCTTTGGTAGTGGCTATGTTAGCCTGTTCAGTAACAGCAGTAACAGTTGCATCATTTGTTGCATCTCCTGCTCCACCAATACCTCTAAAGAAAGCCATTCAACTACCTCAATAAAATTCTATAGAAACAAAGCAGGGGCACTAAAGCCCCCACTCTGTCAGTTGGATTAGCCGTTAAGAGCTAGGACAAATCCAGTTTCAGGACGCAGTTCCTTAACACCGTAGAGAGTATCTGCAGTGAAGAGGTCAGCAAGGTATTCCTGCTTGTACTGAGTCTGTGAGCGAACAGCCATCTGCTCTGCAAGTACCATAGTGTCACGGTGGGCAAGGATCGCACCACGTACATCACCGCCTGCAGTATTTTCAGCGTCTGTTTCAATGACAGGTACGTTAGAAGAAACGTAGATGTCTACACCGTACAATGAACCAATCTGGCCGTTGTTAACTCCACCAGTTGACACAAAGTCAGAAGAGTTGTAACGGTCAATGCCCAAGATGTCACGGCGAGCAGAAGGAGGAATCACGAGGAAACGTCCGTCCATTGGAGTGTCTTGGTCATCCATCAACTTGATGAGTTGGCGGAAAGCAAGGTCAGAAAAGTCATCGCCTGTAGCAACAGTATCTACAGCGTATGCCGCAATACCTGAACTTGCGTTGACGTAGTACACGTTTGAGTGTACCCAGTCTGAACCGTCACCGTCACCGAATGACTTACCAAGTGTGAACAGATCGTTGTCTACCTGAGTTGCAAGAGCGTAGCCTGCGTCATCAGTGTAGAAACGGCGGAGTGAATCCAAAGCCTGTACGTCAGTGATGTCCTCGATCATACGAGAATATTCGTAGTGTTGGTTGATTGCAACCTGCACTTCTGACTCAGTGTCTGCCTGAATAGTAACAGCAGTGTTTGCTGACTTAGCAGTTGCAGAGCCACGAGTAGGCTTAGGGATATGAAGAGTGTCGCCCTTTTTACCAGTCATTGACATCTTGTTGACGATGTTCGCCAGTACAAGATTCTTTTTGTAAGCCGCAATGATTTCATCAGACCATAATTCTGGGATGAAAGTTGCCGCATTAGTATTGTTTACGATAGAGGTGCTACCGCCGGGATAAGCTACTTTAGCCATGTTAATCTCCTAATTGATTATTTAACCCGACCTTCAGCGTATGCTTGGCGAATATCTGCCGCCAGTGAAGCATAACGATCTGGGTCAGTACGCATCAGTTCAATGATGTCTGCACGTCTATACACTTTGCGAGGTGCACGTTCTGCTGATCCCTTAGAAGTCCCAGAGCTTGCCGCTTTAACAGAATCCTTACGGGCTTGTGTTTCAACATTAACAGTATCCTGTACCATTTGTTGACGTTCCTTCCATAAAGTTAGGAGTTCGTCTGCTGAATCAAAGTCGTAATTCTTGTCTGCTTCCTGCAACATCTTTGTGCGAATCTTGGATTTTGTAACCCATTCGCCAAACTTCTCATCTTTAATAACATCTAGGTAGTCTGGGTGTGAAGTTTGTAAACGGGCAAGAGCTTCTTGCTGTCTAATACTTTGTGCCAGTTCCTGAGATTGTTTGATGGAAGGATGATTGTCCAACAATTTCTGGATTGTTTCTTTAGGCTTTTCAAAGAACTCAGTCTCATCAAAGTCTTCTAGTGCAGTAGGGGCTGTTTCTTGTTGTTTGACGGATTGTGAGTTGATGAAGTCATCTACAATACGGCGTAGCTCTCCAACTTCCTGACCCTGTTTACCAAGCAGTTGCTCAGCGTTCTGGTGCATGGCAATGATGTCTGTGACAGTCTTGCCTTGATACTTTTCAGGTAGTTGTTCTTTTACGCTCTCTTCAGTCTCGACAGGTTCTTGAGGTTGTTCCTCTACAGGAGTCTCATTTAAACTTTCAACCTGTTCATCTTCCTGAAGCTCGATGTCTTCTTCTCGTTCGTCAATAAATTTTGCCATATCATTTCTCCGTTGCATCTAAGCAATTATGAAGATTTATTTTCTAGCGGCTTTCTCATGATCCTTAGCCCACTTGTCATCAGCATCGGGCCAACCGACACCGTTAAACTTTGTTCGGATCGGAGAAATTATCCGCTTTGCGGTATGTCCACATTCAAGACATGTAGTGTAATGATCGTTAGAGTCAATCCACTGTTCTTCAATGTGGTTACATTCTGTACATTTGAAATCAAACCTACGTAGCATCAGCCTGTTCCTGTATAGTATCGTAGGCCGAACGAATCATTGTTTCAAATTGTAGGATATTTTCTAACACCATGCGCTGTCCCTTGACAAACGCTAAGTGTTCAGAGTCTTTGATCTGCTCTATAGAGAAGGAATTGTAGTTTCTTTCCGAATCACCTACAAATTGCTTCCAACCTGTAGAGCTAAATAGATCAAAGTATATTTCGTAATACTGTTCTTCTTCTTTCGTCAAAGCATTATCCTTCTGGTGCTTCTTACTATGTAGAATATTGTAGCATATTTTTTAGGATTTGTCAAGCCTTTTCAGCTACTTTCTTTACAGTCTTTGGTTTAAGCTCCTGTAATTCCTGTCTGAGTTTCTCCAACTCCTTGTTCAGGTAGTCGAACCGACTGTTGATCTGGTCTATAATCTTCTGCATTTCTACTTGTGTTAGCATTTGTCACTCCTTGTGATGCTAGTCTAGCGTTAAGCTCCTGTTCCCGCAATAAGAGTTCTGCGGCTCTGAAGCGTCTTTCAAATTCCCGGTCATCTGCGTCACCCGGTTCTAGGTTAGTTGACACAGCCTTGATTCGGTCTGTCTCAGCTTCATACTGATCCACCTGCATATCGCTTGCGTACTTCTGAGCACGTGCATTAGCTTCTGCCGCTTGTGCTTGTAGTGCCGCCGCTGTTGCCTGTTCCTTAGCCATCTGTATTTGCATCTGTTGCATCTGCAGTTGTTGTTGCTGTGGGTTAGGCTGATTAGACTGTTGTAGACGTTGAATCATTTCTTCACGATTAGAAAGATTCATGTTCTCTACAATAGACTCAATTAACATTGGATACATTGGTGACTCAGGTGACATTGTTTGTAGTAATTGTACAAGCTGTGTAACCTCATACTCACGTGCTATGATACCCAGTGTTGATGTCGGTACAAACTTAAAGTCACGTACAGGATACAACTCAGGTGTAAACTGCATGTAACGCCAAGCCATCTTCTCAATCATTGGAAGTAGGAAGAGTTCTTGGAAGTTAATGAGTGTACGCTTGTGACGCTTAATCACAGCACCCAACGACATTGAGATACCTGCCGCTGTCCCTTCACCGTTAATTGTACCCGGAATACCTGCGGCATCAATTGCACCAGTAGACTGTTGTACCATCTGCTGTAGTACCTGTGCCTGTGCAAATGAAGTCTGATCCAACCCACCGAACTTAAATGGTTGTAGAATCTCTGCAGGATTACCGTTGGTTAGAATTGTTTTACCCGGACGAATCTCAGGCTTCATACCACGAGGTAGGCGTGATGCATCAATAGCCATCATTGGGTGGATGGTTAGTGCTAGTGCGTCAATACGTGCACGAATCTCTGTGTCAAGAGCTTTCTGACTATTGTAGCCCTTTTCGCAGATACCACGTCCCCAGAAACGTCCCGGTACAATATCCCATGGGAAAGCCACTACAGGACGATCCCCCATCATGTAAGGGTTAGGGTCTGCCTTGAGTAGTTGACCACCGTTAGCAATAACTACAATGGCTTCTACGTACTGTGTTTTCTCTTCATTAGAGTCAGTTAAAGTAACAAGCTCCTCATCTTCTGGAGTCTCTGCTTCTTCTAATAACTCACGTGGTACTAAACCATAGTACTTAGTTAGACGTACTTTGTCATCTGGATAGACTTCAAGCTCCTTGTCAGGCTCAATGTCAGTATCTGAGTAGGCTACTTCAAGATCAACGTCATTGTAGTATCCACGCTCAATATCCATTTCAACCTGATGAATAGGTACAAACTCATCAACAGCAACACCAAGAGCATCCTCAATTGTTGTAGCAACTGGATCAATCAGGAAGTTATGTGGCAGTATTGGGCGGAGCTTAACAACAAAGCGATCACTCTTTTCAACACCAACAGCCTGCAGTGCACCATCCATAATAGGCTGTGTTGCAGGACGCATCTCCTTCATTTCTTCAATGACTAGCTCACCGATACCAGTACCATAGACTGCCGCACCAAGGATACACTCAGCAACCTGCTTGCGTGTTTTAGTGAAGTGCATGTCCTCTGTCAACTGGTTACGCAGGATTTGAATATCATTCTTGTTTTGATCCTGTAGGTCATCACGAATGTCAAAAAACTTTCCACGTCCAAATGTTGCTTCTTCTAGTTCAGCAACGCTAGACTCTACAGCCTGTTGTAGGGCAGGAGCAATCAAACGTGAACGCTCTGACTGACGTAATGAATCCTCAGATGCCCAGATACCACGCCACAAACGATAGTACTCCTCGTGCTTTTCACGATAGTTTGTATCGTAATGGTCACGCCACTGGTTGCATTTGTCCATTACCCAGTCTTCTAGGTTTTGTTGGATGTAATCATTTTCCATTTTAGTATCCTGCCATTGGGTCTAGCATTTCAAAGTCATCAAAATCAAAGTCCTCATAGTGATAAGGAACTTTAGCTAACTGGTCAATATACGCCAGTGAATCTATTAAGTCATCATGGACTAATGGATTCGGGAATTGGAACAACTGGTCAAGAAATTCTTTATTCCAGTCACCCTTGTTTAGTGTTACATAACCGTTTTCAAAGCGGCCCTGTAGTGCCCAGATGATACGGTCTGTTTTCTTTTTGTTGCCATGCGTTAATTCTTCTACTCTAAAGAACTTCTGCTTACGCTTCATCAAGTCCATCAGTGGGGACATCACAGCCTGTTTAGCAATACCCTTCTCAATCCCTACAGCAATGGGTTGGTAGTGTTCAATGATGTCAAAGATTTCTTCAGCAGTACTATTCAAGTCCCAACGTCCATGAACAATCTCTGCAACCCACCATCCATCTTCATTGACTTTAACAACTGAGATGGCTGTAGAGTCAAGTCGCTTTGATTTACCCTGACTGATTGAGGTAACATCTTCAAAGCCTGCAAGGTCAATCGCTACGTAGTAGTCACCAACATCAGGCTCATCCTCATCAAACTGTACCCAGTCCTCTTTAAAGATTTCTGATCCTAGAGCTTCAAAGGATGCCATAAACTCCTGTCGGAACGCATAGGATGACATTGACTTTTTGGCAACATCAATCTCTTCAGGGTCTAACAGGGGATTATCGTAGGATGTAAAGTGCCATGCTTTGTAGGTTTCATCATCCCCCAATGATCCATACTGAAAGAGATCATAGAAGTGGTTACGTCCCATCGGCGTACCAATAAACATTGCTGAACCCTTCTGGTCAGCTAGTGCAGGGCGTAGGATAGTTTCCCACACAGACGGTTTCATGTCTGCATACTCATCCATCACTAGGAACTTCAGTGATACACCACGCATTGTCTCTGGTCTATCAGCACCCTTTAGAGATATAATAGCACCATTGATTAGAGTAATTTGTAGATTATTAATATGAGAACCTTTAACTACAGGGTGTGCTAACTCCAACAATGTGTTCCACATAATGTCTCTAGCCTGCCCCTGTGTAGGTGCAACATAAAAGACATGACCTCTTTCAGCCTGTAGTGCATTGATGATTAACATCCATGCCGCAAGTCTTGATTTACCTGTACGCCTACCGGCGGCTACAATCTTAAATCGTGTTGGGTCATTGAATACTTCAGTCTGCCAAGGAAGTAACTCAACCTTTAATTCACTCAAGCGTTACGCATCCAGTTTTCTAGTTCAATAGAACGATTACCAACCTGATTGTACCAACGACTATCTACCATTTCATCAGCGGCTTTAGCGTAGTTACCTTCATTGACTGCAGTAATC